TATTCGTGACAGGTCCTGTGCTGGAGTATATAATAATGATATGAGGGAGGGGCGGTCATGGATTTGCTTTGTTTTTTTCTATTTTTCAGTTTTTTTATTGGCGCTGTT